TAGTTTTTGCTGGAACTCAGCAAGTACATTGGAGAGAAAATAAAACATTGTCAGATACAGATAAAGTAGATATGTTATTTGTTCATTTTAAATATGCTGATCATAGACCTTGGAGCAAAGATCAAAAGTTAATTTTAGAATATTGGTCTCACAGGTTTAGAGAAAAAACTGGCATAGAAAGACAACCAGTACCAGTAGAAGCAAAGTAAACAAATGAATTATAAGGATGCTCCAAATAAAGTTGTAGATAACTTTTTTACAGAAGGTGAAATAAAAAGAATATACGATATAGTGCAAAACACTGATCGTACAGACTTTCAACAATACCTAAGTTATGTAAGTTGGCACATTGAGTTGCCACAAGACATTGTAGACAAAGTTACTAAAATTGCTGAAGATATTGTTGGCGAAGGGTTAGTTCTTGCAGAATATAATTTTTCTAGATATCAAAAAACAATATCTGACTGTAAAAAGTTATGGTTTAATCCATTACTATTTCCACACATAGATGATGCTTTTGATGGCAGAAGATTTACAGTTGATGTGCAATTAAAATCTAATGTTGATTGGGACATAGTTGTTGATAATTGGAAGTCTGAACAAACATTTAAACTTAATGACAACCAAGCACTAACATTTTCTGGAACACATCAAGTTCACTGGAGACCTAAAAAAGAATTTAAAGATGAAGAATTTTTAGAGGCCTTATTTTTACATTTTGTTCCTAAATTTAATAATTTTAAATCCACAGAAGAAAAAGAAGAGATTATTGGTAAAAGAGATTACCAATATAATGTGTGGGAGCAAACACCAGGTATCAGTTCAAACCCAACAGAGGGATCATACTAATGACAGAGATGCACAAGTTTTTAACTGATTTTAATAAATATAATAAAAAACTTCCATTTTATATTGAAAAACCTTTTACACAACAACAAGCAGATTTGTTAAGAAGCACTATTGAAGAAAATAGAAACATTGTAGTAGATGATTTAATTAAATCAGATGATGCAACTATATCAGCCATGAATAGGTTTTATCCTAAAAAAATTACAATCATGTCTAGAGAGTTAATCGAATTTGAATGTCCAAAAGAAATAGAAGATATTATGGACTCGTATGCAAAACCAGTATATAAAGAAGAAATAAAACTATGTCACTACAATTATATTAAATATGATATGCAGTATGGAGACGGAAAGTATGCACCATCGCTTCCGCCACATATTGATGCTGATGAGAACCTAGTTACTTTTAATTATCAAATTGGTGGCAACGTTGATGACTGGCAACTAGTTATTGATGGTGAACATTATGATCTTAAAAACGGTGACGCTATGGTGTTTAGTGCAGTTAATCAAGTTCATTGGAGACCTAAGAGACACTGGAAGCCTGGAGAATATGTTGAGATAGTTAGTTTTGATTATTGTCCTCCAGATAATTATAGATTTTTAGGAGATGAAAACCCAATAGATAATCAACACCACCCTGAATTAAGACAAAAATATATTGATGAGTTAAATCAACATCCAAGATTTCAACAAAGTTGGACACAGTATCACGAAGAAGGAAACAAACTAGGAATAGCAGATAATGACAACGGAGGATTTGGTCTTGGAAACTGAAAACAGTAAAACAACATTAGAGATGGTTAACGGTCTTGCTGAAATAGCAGAGTATATGCAAGATGAAGAATTAACTACAGCATTAACATTTATTGCAAAGGTTATTATTAAGCCAGATATACCAATGAATGTTGCAACTATAGAAATTGTTAGACTGCAAGCAATTGCAGCAAAGATGTCCTTTAAAGCAACTTGGATGACCAATGTTGATAAAAACGATAGAGCAAAAAAGAATATATATTATACTGCTGCAGAGTCAATTAATGATTTAGTTTCTGCTCTTAAGTACATTACGCGATAGTCTGCTATACTATATTAAAAGGACAAACATGAAAAATTTATTACAGCAAGTTATGATTAAAAAAGAAATACATAATGGCGATGTAGACTTTACTAAAGGTCTAATTGAATCAATTGAAAAAGGATATACTGCAAACTTAAAACCTAAGTATGCAAAAAAATATAGTTTTTCTCCATCAACATTAGTATGGAACCATGGTGAGTGTGCAAGATTTTGGTATTTAGCCTTTGAAGGAACTGTGTGGGAAGATAACGCAGATGCTTACGGTGTTGCTAACAGAACAGGTGGTAATCTAAGTCACGGTAGAATTCAAGATGCTTTATTAAAATCTGGTGTTCTTGCTGAAGATTTAGAAATGGATCCAGAGCCAAGAAAGTATAATAAACAAATACATCCAGCAATGGAGTTGGCTGTAAGATCTGAAGATCCTCCTATCAATGGATTTGCAGACGCTATGTTGCATTACAACGGAACTGACATTGTTGGCGAAATTAAAACTGTGCCAAATGAAGGTTTTGAATATAGAAAAATGCATAGAAAACCAAAGATGGATCATTTAAAACAAGTTCTTATTTATATGAAAGTATTTAAAAAAGATAAGGGTGTATTGATTTATGAAAATAAAAATAATCATGAATTGCTTACACTTCCTATTGAACTAAACGATCATTACCGCAGGTGGGTTAACCAGGCATTTGATTGGATGAGAACAGTTCGCAAAGCATGGGTTGATCAAACTATTCCTAAAAGGAATTATAGATCTAACTCAAAAATTTGTGCAAGATGTCCAATTCAAAAAGCATGTTCTGAAGCAGAGGCGGGAACTATTAAAATAGATTCCTTGGAGAACCTTGGTGAAGAACTGTAAATGGTGTGAAAATAAATTTAAAGCAAAAGTAACATATCAGATATATTGTTCTGAGGAATGCAGAGAGGCTGCAACTAAAGAAAAAATTGCTGAAAGATATGTTATTTCACGTAGACAAAAAAGAATTGGTAAGGCTAGAAAGTGCAAAAACTGTGGCAATGATTTGTCAATATATAATGATGAACCAATATGTACTTTTTGTTTAATTAATCCAGTAGAAGTTGTTAAGGCTTTAAAGAAAATGAGGATTATTATTAATGACAAAGAATAAGTGGGGCCTAGAGATTATGCCTAATAATATTTGTGCAATGGATGCAAGCACAAATAGTTTGGCTTTTTCTGTTTATAATAACAAACAACTTGGTTTTTTTGGAAAGATTAATTTTACTGGTAATACAACATATGAAAAGGTTGGGGATGCTTGCATAAAGACTCAGGCATTATTTGATCTTTATGATATAGATGCTGTGGTTATAGAGCATACAGTATTTATGAATAGTCCAAAAACTGCTGCAGATCTAGCCCTTGTACAGGGTGCCATTATAGGTGCTTTAAAAGTTTGCGGGGTATCAACAATAGGATCAGTATCACCAATCACATGGCAAAACTTTATAGGTAATAAGAAGATATCAAAAGAAGAAAGAATATTAATTGCAAGTCAAAACCCTGGCAAGTCAGAGTCTTGGTACAAAACATATGAAAGAAATTTAAGGAAAGAAAGAACTATAAGGTTTGTCAATACTATATATGATAAAAATATAAGTGATAATGATGTTGCTGATGCCTGTGCTATAGGTCATTGGGCTATTAACAATTGGAACAAGGCCATGAGGATTGAGGAATAATGCCAGAGTTAAATGCAAACATTCCACCAATAGAATGTTATGTTAGAGGTAATTTTTTAAGAGATCAACAAGACTCTCATGATCAATATTTTCCTGTGGTAATTTTTGGTGTGTCAAGTGTAAAATCAAGAAGTCCGTTGTTTCATTTCTTGATGGAGGATGGTGGCCTTTGGTGGAGAATGCCAATTAATGCTTTTTGTACTAAGCCAGATACCCCAGAACAACCATTGTATAATTTAGTTCTTTGGAATTCTTTTAGTTCACATATATCAGTAACTAAGTTTGAAAATTTAAGTAATATGAAGATGTCATATTTAGACAGAACTAAACAAAATATATTTGGAAAGTACTTGTTTACTTTAGACTGGCACAGTCCAGATAGCAATATACTAGATGATGGATACTCCGAAAACCCAGGGCAGCATAAGTGTGGGCATGTTATTCAACGCGATGATGGTAATTTTGCTATACAGCCAAATAATAGGGTTCGTTTATACGAGCCATCATTTGTTACTAAAAAATCATTAGTAATTGATAGATTGATCAATACAAATGCTTGGGATGTCGAAGGGTACAGCAAATGGACTACAGAAGACTCTAACTCCTATAACTATGATATTATTGATACAGAGGATGATGAATAGTATGGCTTCTGGTAAAATGTATAGTAGCGAAGTTTTTATGCGTAAGAGATATCTTATGGATAGAAAATCACCAGAAGAAATTGCCAAGGAGTGTGGATGTAGTGTTGAAACAGTATACGTTTATTTGGCTAAGTTTAGATTAAGGAAATCAAAAAGGTGAACAACTTAACTCAAGATACAATTGCTAATATTTGCGATAATATAAAGAGCATGCTTATTGAAAAAAACAAATCATATGGTGATTCTGCACTTGATCCAATTAGAGTATTTTCTAAAGCAAGTTCAGATGAGCAGATAAAAATAAGAATTGATGACAAGTTGTCTAGGATATCAAGAGGTTCTGAGTTTTATGGGGACAATGATTTAGATGATTTAATTGGATATTTAATTTTACTTAAGGTTTCAAAAGTTTATAAAAAGGGAGATGTGTAAAATGGAAGGTCACGACATAGATAAAACAAGAACAGATGAGGACATGAAAGAAATTGCTTTTAGTACACCAGCAGCAGCCGAATACCATCCTTTAGATAGACAAGATGGAATAAATATGTATGAAACTTTGAACAAACAGTTTTCAAAAGTTTCTAAACAAAGTTATAAGGCTTTATTACAAAATGAAAAAGTAGAACTACCATTTGCAAGACAGTTAACTGGGTGGAATAATTTAATAGAAGGACTATATAAAGATTCTAAAAAATTAGATACAACTCAGTTGTGGGTTGATTTTCCAGAAGATGAGTTTGTTCCAAACAAGCAGGGCTTTAGATCAGATGAATTTACAAAAGAACATAAGGGCAAGCACATATTTTTTAATGGTTGTTCAGTAACCTACGGACAAGGATTGTATACAAAAGAAACTTGGTCATACTTATTGCACAAATTAATTGGAAAAGACGAAGAGGTTTCTGGATACTACAACATAGGTACTCCTGGAAAAGGTGTTTTTGACATTGTTGCAAGCACTTTTAAATACATAGATAAGTATGGTAATCCAGATGTAATATTTTTAGACTTGCCAGATTTAAACAGATTCTACGCTTTAAATTCAGATAATGCTGATGAACTAGATAGACCAATGGATCCAATAGATTTGTTTTATTCTTTGAACGAAAACTATAGACATTCTTTAGTAAAACAAAATTCAACCTTAGCAATGTTTACTTCAACTCTATCAATATATTTATATCAATATTTAATGTTTTTAGAAATATATTGTAAGTCTCACAACATACAGTTATTTATATTTTCTTATGTTAGAGGAACAGATGCATTTTTAAGTTTATGTAATTTAGACAACTACTATATTACTACTGATCCAAATACGATGAACAAAATAGAACAAGAGGTGTTCGAATATAGCAATAACCATAAGGATGATACATTTACAATGGTTGCAAGAGATGGCAGACATTACGGCACAGCATTTCATCACGTATGGGCAAATATGTTATATAAGATGTATAAGGAAAAAAATAGTGTCAACTGAACAAGATTTAGTACAACACTTAGATCAAGTAAATAAAGTTGTTGAAGAATATCTTAAAGGAAATGATCCTACAAGAATATCTAAACAACTTGCAATACCAAGACAACAGGTAGTTAGTTTAATTAATGAGTGGAAGGTTATGGCTTCCGCTAATGATGCAATTCGTGCTAGAGCAAAAGAAGCACTGGTTGCTGCAGATACTCACTATAGCAAATTAATTACAAAGGCTTATGAGGTTATTGAGGATGCAACAACAAGTGCTAACCTAAATGCCAAAAGTCAGGGAATTAAGTTGGTATTGGATATTGAATCTAGAAGAATTGATATGTTGCAAAAAGCAGGGCTTTTAGAAAATAAAGAACTAGCAGAAGAAATGGTACAAATAGAAAGAAAGCAAGAAGTACTTATGAACATATTAAAAGATGTTGCTTCTGAGTATCCACAAGTTCGTGATGAAATCATGAGACGACTTTCAAGCATTGCCAGGGAAAGCGAAGTGGTTACAGTTGTCCATGATGTTTGATGATTTTTTAGAAGTATTAAAAGATAATCCATTTGAAGAAATTCCAGTAGACGCTAAAACATTTATTGAGCACGAAGACTATTTGGGACAACCTGCACTATCTAAAATTCAGTATGACATAGTTGAGGCTATGAGTCAAATTTATAGAAAAGAAGATTTGATAGATTTGTTGGGTGAAAAAGAAGGTACAGAATATTATAATAAGTATACTAAAAATGAAATCATTCTTCAGTTAGGTAAGGGTAGTGGTAAGGATTTTACTTCTACAGTTGCTTGTTCTTATATTGTTTATAAGTTACTTTGTTTAAAAGATCCCGCTAAATATTTTGGTAAACCATCAGGAGATGCTATTGATTTAATTAACGTTGCTATTAACGCACAACAGGCTAAGAACGTTTTCTTTAAAGGTTTTAAAACTAAGATTGAAAAGTCTCCATGGTTTATAGGAAAGTTTTATGCAAAGGCAGATAGCGTAGAGTTTAATAAATCTATTACAGTTTATTCTGGACATTCAGAAAGAGAATCACATGAGGGTTTAAACCTTTTGCTTGCAGTGCTTGATGAGATTTCTGGTTTTGTTTCTGAAGTTGGCACAGGAAATGAACAAGGTAAGACTGCAGAAAATATTTATAAAGCATTTCGCGGCTCAGTAGATTCTCGTTTTCCAGATTTAGGGAAAGTTGTATTGTTATCTTTTCCAAGGTATGTAGGAGATTTTATATCTCAAAGATATGATGATGTTGTTTTAGAAAAAGATGTTATTGAAAAAAATCATAAGTTTATTTTAAATCCAGCATTACCAGAAGATGAAGTAGGAAACACATTTGAGATTTCGTGGGAAGAAGATGAAATTGTTTCATATAAGTATCCTGGAGTATTTGCATTAAAAAGACCAACATGGGAAGTTAACCCAACTAGAAAGATTGATGACTTTAAGTTAGCCTTCTATACAGATCTTGGGGATGCAATGATGCGTTTTGCATGCGTTCCAACCTATTCATCAGATGCGTTTTTCAAGCAGGCAGAAAAAGTTAGAGCCTGTATGACTGGTAGAAACCCTATAGATAATTTTAAAAGATTTGATGAAGCCTTTAAACCTGATCCAGATAAGACCTATTATGTTCACGCTGACTTGGCACAAAAGCATGACAAGTGTGCTGTAGCCATTGCTCACGTAGAAAAGTGGGTTAACGTTCAAGTAATCAAAGATTACGAACAGGTTGCTCCTATTGTTGTTGTGGATGCAGTGGTTTGGTGGGAAC